AAGATCCGTATTAAGGATGAGGCTATCAAAGAGTTTGCTAAAGAAGAAAAGGAAGTTAAGAAAAAGGGTTTGGAGTTGTTTCTATGAGTAGTTACGAAGGTATGATAATTAAGGGCGTGGGATTTACCTGCTCCTCGTTTGATTTATTACATGCAGGTCATGTAACAATGTTAGAGGAATGTAGATCACAATGCGATTGGTTAATTGTAGGCTTGAATGTAGCCCCATGCAAGAATGGGAGATACCCAGTTCAATCTGTTATGGAAAGATATGTACAACTGAATGCCCTTAAATCAGTTGATCAGATTATTCCCTACAACTCAGAATCAGAACTGTTGGACCTATTACAATTAGTACCTATTGACATAAGATTTATTGGCTCTGATTATATCAACAAATCATTTACGGGTGATGAACTTATTGGGCAAACAATGCGTGTTGTATATAATACCCGTAATCATAGATTTTCATCTTCAGGTTTGAAAAGAGATGTTATTGCCAATCAAGAGACACAACCAATTGATGGTAGTGTAATTAAGGATAATGATACATATACAATTATAGATAACACAGACCTAAAAGATCTTACAGTTTCAACGACAACTCTTAAGCCATCTCAGGAAACTTCCGGCCACAGTCATGATGGCATTGAAGAAGTTTATACATTCTTATCAGGCCGAGGATCAATGATAATCGGTGAGGAGACATATCATGCAGAGAAAGGAAAGACCTTTACTATTCCAGATGGGGCCTTTCATAAAGTAATAAACTCATCAGATGATGAAGACTTACTATTCATTTGCGTATTTAATAAGAGACGAAACCACTAATATGATCATAGCAATACTTAACGATACACATTGTGGTGTAAGAAACTCATCAGAAATCTTTATGCAATACCAAGAGGAATTTTATAGAGATATATTCTTCCCATATTTAAAAGAACATGATATTACTAACATCTTTCATTTAGGTGATTACTATGATCATCGTAAGAATATTAACTTTAAAGCACTTAATCATAATAGAAAAGTATTCCTTGAACCTTTAAAGGATAATGGTATTCATATGGATATCATTCCAGGTAATCATGATGTCTTCCATAAGAATACAAACGATCTCACCTCTTTAAAAGAGTTGTTAGGTTACTATACTGCTAATGTAAGTATTATACAAAATCCCACTGAATTACATGGCGTACATCTTATACCGTGGATCAACCAAGAGAACTATGTTGAGTTTGTTGATTATATTAAAAAGAATAGTGGTATACTCATGGGTCATCTAGAACTTAAAGGATTCGATGTTCTTAAAGGATTTGCTGCACCACATGGCATGGATGGGACATTATTTAAACATTACGACAGTGTCTATTCAGGTCATTATCATACACAATCTGAACACGGTAATATTAAATACCTTGGTGCTCAAATGGAGTTTACTTGGAATGATGCACATGATCCTAAATACTTTCATGTATATGATACTGAAACACATGAGATGACAGCAGTTTTTAACCCTATCACAATGTTTGAGAAGGTTTATTATGATGATACAGATATGTTCTATACCAACGGTGGATATGATGTATCATCGTTAAAGGACAAGTTTGTTAAAGTTATTGTTGAGAACAAGTGTAACCCGTATGAGTTTGACAAATTCATTGATGAGCTAGCTACAATTAATACTCATGAGTTAAAGATCATTGAAAATTTTAAAGAGTTCCTTGGTGATAATGTTGAAACATCTCTTGAAGATGTAGAGAACACACAAGAATTAATGGAAGACTATATCCAATCAGTTAATACAGATTTAGATAAAGGTAAACTAAAATCACTCATGAATAGCCTATATTCCGAAGCTGTAGATATGGAGATCCAATGATAGCATTTAAGAATATTACATGGAAGAATTTTTTATCAACAGGTGCTAATGAGATATCAATTGATTTGAATAGACATAAATCTACGTTAATCGTAGGACATAACGGTGCTGGTAAATCTACTATGTTAGATGCATTATCATTTGCTTTGTTTGGTAAACCCCATAGGAATGTTAAGAAGAACCAATTGATTAACTCGGTTAACGGTAAAGGTGCTTTGGTTGAGGTAGAGTTTGAAACATCTGGTCACAAGTTTAAAATCGTAAGAGGTATTAAACCAAACATCTTTGAGATATATCAAAACGATAAGATCATAGACCAGAGCGCTAACACTAGAGATTATCAGAAGTTCTTAGAACAAAATATCTTAAAGCTTAATCATAAGTCATTCCATCAGATTGTTGTTCTTGGGTCAAGTTCATTTGTGCCATTCATGCAATTACCACAACACCATAGGCGTGAAGTCATCGAGGACTTACTTGACGTTAATATTTTTTCTAAGATGAAGAGCATCTTAAAGGATCGTGCAACAGATACGAAAAGTCATTTTAAAGACACTAAGCTGCTATTAGATGCTGAAAAGAGTAAGATAATATATCAGCAGAATCATGTTAATAAATTAGATAGTTTGAATAAAGCAGCTATGGTATCTAAGGCTGATGATCTATTAGATCTTGAGAAAGACTTAAAGGATTGTGCGAATGACTTGCGGGCGAAGACAGAAGAGATGTTAGCCTTTGGTGATCTAGCAAAGATACAAAGTGACTTAAATACAAGCAATTCTGAAAAGACTAGTTTAACCCTGAACATGGGCGAGATCAAAAGTGGCATAAAGGCCTTAGTTACGAAGAGCAGGTTCTTTGAGGCAAATAATGAGTGTCCAACGTGCAACCAAAAGATCACAAAAGATCTTAAAATGCAACAAATGGAAGGCGTAAAGGATGCTGCAAAGGCTCTAGAAGACAGCCGTAACGTGCAACCAAAAGATCACAAAAGATCTTAAAATGCAACAAATGGAAGGCGTAAAGGATGCTGCAAAGGCTCTAGAAGACAGTCGTGTCCTGTGTTCACATAATATTGGCGATGTGGATAGTAACATTAGTGAGTTACACAGGTGCATCCAGGAGATCACTAGTGTAGGGTCAGAGATCAAGACTATCCAGATTAATATGCAAATGATTAATAACATGATAACAGAACATAACAATAAGAGTTATGAGATCACTGATGTTGTTGATGATCTTGCTGAGTTAAATAGATTAAAGAAGAGTGCTGATGAGTTACGAGATACCTTCGATGAGTTATCAGATAAGATGTTATATAATGATATAGCCAGTGAGATGCTTAAAGATACTGGTATTCGTACTAAGGTTATTAAAGAGTACTTACCTGCAATGAATATGTTAATCAATCAATATTTGCAAACCTTAGACTTCTTTGTATCATTTAACTTAGATGAGAATTTCTCTGAAACCATTAAGAGTCGCCATAGAGATTCATTTGTATATGCTAACTTCTCTGAAGGTGAGAAGCAGCGTATAGATTTAGCATTATTATTTGCATGGCGTAAGATAGCTCAAATGAAGAATTCAACTAACACCAATTTATTAATACTTGATGAAACATTTGACTCAAGCCTAGATACAGATGGTGTCGACAATCTCATGAAAATTCTATATTCTTTAGATGAGAATACTAATACGTTTGTTATATCTCACAAGCCAGACTTATTAGAGTCTAAGCTTAAGTCAAAGATTGAGTTTAAAAAGCTTAATAACTTCTCTGCACTAGTGTAATTCCATATCTCTTTGGAGATATAGATGTATATCTCTTTGGAGATATAAAACCATATCCCTTTTTATTTCGCATTTAGTCAACATATTTTCTCCAGCTATGGTATAATAGAACTATAAACAATAAAAAAGGAAGTAGTTATGAATTTACAATCACAGGATTATTTAGCTAAGTTACTCGCTAAAGAAAATCTCACAGTTCAACATGGTAACTATCAGACAGCATCGTTCGATGTAATTAATCGTGTATTAAATCTTCCACTTTGGGCAGACAAAGGTAAAGCAGTTCATGACTTACTTGTAGGACATGAAGTAGGACACGCCTTATATACACCTGCAGACGGGTGGCATGACTCTGAAAAAGAGATTCCGGGTGTACCAAGAGATATGATTAATATCATTGAAGATATTAGAATTGAAAAGAAAATACAAGATACTTATCCTGGTATCACTAGAGCATTCAGGCAAGGTTATAAAGTTTTGTTTGATGATAACTTATTTGGCACTGTTGGTAAAGATCTTACATCATATAACTTTATGGATAAATTAAATATTCATTCAAAGGGTAGAGGATATCACCCAGTTAAATTTAATGAAACTGAACAGATATTTGTTGATTTAGCTATGTCAGTTGATACTTGGGAAGACGTTTTAAATGCTTGTCAAGAGATTAATGATTGGTTAGCTAATAGAGAAGATTATGCTGAAGATGAAGAACAACCAACTACAGTAGTTGCACAAGATACAAATGAACAAAGTAACTCTACTGCGGGTAGTGATAGCGAAGATCAAACTGAAGAAGACGATGAGGACAGCACAAGTCAAAGTGGCAACAAGGAA